TTTGAATCCCTGTAGCCTCAGCAAAACCTCTTTGCGCAGCCGCACTATTTTGAATCCCTGTAGCCTCAGCAAAACCTCTTTGCGCAGCCGCACTATTTTGAATCCCTGTAGCCTCAGCAAAACCAATCTGAACACCGCCTCTTACCATCGGGTCAACCCTTTGTCCGTTTACCCAACGCTCAACGTGCGTATGCGGGCCCGTTGAGCGGCCGGTTGAACCCACACTCAAAAGTAAATCCCCTGAGCTAATCTGCTCTCCCTCTTTGACATTAATCTTTGCAGCATGGGCAAAACGCCACTCCTCACCATTGTCAGCTCTGACATATACAAAATTTCCGAAACCATCTTTTTCATATCCGACACGCTCTACACGTCCCGATACAGGAGACCTAAAAGGCTCGTTCATTGCTCCTCTTACGTCTACCCCTTTGTGGTTTGTACTTGCCCCTGCTGTCGGCGCTGTTCTTAACCCGTACGGACTAGAAATCCTATTACCGTACATACTTGCAAAGTCAATGGCCTCACTCATACTTCTGTTTTGTTCTATTGCATTCTTTGAATTTCTCTCACGAATTATTTTGTATTTTTCTTCTGTAGTTGCTGCTCGCCCCTTTTCACGTTCAAAAGCTTGTAAATCCTGTACAAGATTTCTCATGTAAAAAGTTTCATTGTTCATACCTTGTATGACATTGTTTATAGACTTTTCCCGCGCTCCTTTGCTTGTAAATTCCATCGTATCAGCGAATCTTTTAACATAACTTTCTCTCTCCCAAGGCTTTAAAGGTCGTTTTAAACCTGCTTCAATTTCCCTCAAATATTGGGGTAAAATCTTTTGCAGCGCTGCTGTTTCTTTATCAAGAACTCCAACTTTTACATTTGCACTTTTAGCTGCGTTTTCAAATAGTTTTCTATCTTCAACAAGCTCTGTGGGAATAAAGTTTTTCATATCCGTTTGGTCTTGTAAAAATGTCTTGTAGTCTGCATCAGTTAAGCTTGCACGCCACTGTATCAAGTTTGTGTTCATAAACTCTTGCGGGTTTGTTGTTTTCAGGTCATACAAATACTGCCAGGTTTCGATGTTAGTCTCCGCATCCCCGCTTTTGTTGAAGTTGTCAATATACTTTTTCAAGTCTAATCTGTTTTTTCCGTTAAGCCCGTCGGGGATATCGTCATAGTTTAGCGGCAAATTCTGTGATATTTTCTGCTCGATATTGTTCCAAAATCCTTCCAATACAGTATCTTGTTGTTGATTTTTTAAACGCTCATCAAGTGCGTGGTTATTAGCTTTTATCTCTTTTATTCTCTTTTCAAGCGGTTGTTTCTGGCTGTCAAGAATATTGAAACTGCCCTGTTTTAACAATCTCATTGTTCCGTCAGGGTCAGAGCCTGCAAGATGCTCAATAAGCTTCACTTCCCAATCGTTTGCAATCTCCTGCTGCATCTTCGTCGCAAGCTCTCTGTTTATAAGACCTCCTGCAACGCCTTCTTGAATCGTTGTATGCATATCGTTTTTAAAGCTCGCATCCCCGCCTGACACAAGATATGCATTAAAATTAGATTCCTGCATCTGGATAAAATTACTCTTGAACAAGTCCTCTGTTTTCCCACGCATAATAAGACCGAGCTTTTGCCCGTTCTGAGTAATAGCAAAGTCTGCCATAGACTGAAACCTCTGCGCATTTTCTTTATTTGTGAACCCTTCAAGCACATTCGGCATAATCCTGTTTAGCCTGTCTGTAAGGTTAACTGTCTTGTCTTCAATATCTTTCCCGTTTTGATAGTCATTAAAGTTTTGAGCCTCGTTCAAAATGCTCTGTACTTCCGTCATCATCTTGTTTTTAGCCGTGATGTTATCGGTAACATCCTTTGCTTTTTGCCATTCTTGAGACAGTCCCACCATAGTTTGACCCATAGCTTGTAAGTTTTTTGCATCCTGCGAATAAGCATCAAGCGGCAATATATTTCCGGGCGCTTGTGTTGTTATGCCACCCTGAGATGTATATGTTGTAAGTCTCGGCATTATAGACCCCCAATCGACGGCGTATAACCTGTCGGAACGCCTCTAAATGCAGTTACAATCTTGTCCCCGTACTTGCTTGAAAGGTTATACCCTCCACCCAGAGCCGTAACTCCTGCATTGATAAACCCGCTACGAAGAGCCGCACCGCCCTGATACCTTTGAAGTGCTGCCGCTTGTTGTGCTTGATTCTTCTGCACTTGCAAATTATATTGTGCGTAACTTTGGTCAAGTCCAAGCTGATACATACTCTGTGACACTGAACTCGCTACAGACCCTGAGAACTTCACTCCTCCGCGCCCTGCCGCTGCTGTTGCACTTCCCGCAATCTGCGCGCCCTTGGTTCTAAACTGGTCGGCGGTAATACCCTGTTGAGCTGCAATATTCTGTGCCTGTGCATCATAAATGCGTGCGTTCTGCTCGGCCGTGCTTTTGGCCTGAAATCCTTGCATTATCTGCGAACCTGCCTGTACCACCGTTCCCGCTGCTAATAAAGAAGCTGTTACACCCATTATTTATCCACCGTATTTACTATAGGAGCAACTGCAAGTATGTTCATAGGCAATGGTTTTGACTGCTCGATGACAAAACCTGCCTCCCATTCCCAACCGCCATTAAACTTGATATTCTCCAAAAGCCCTGTATAAAGGTTTTCAGGCACTCCAAGCGGGGTACTCTGGTCTCTATACTGCACTTGTTGTAAATCTTCAAGGTCACGCCCGATACGCAAGCCCAGAGAGCGCCAAACACGTACAGCCATCTCAGAAACTCTTTTACGCTTTCCGACCGCCGTACCATTCTGTGACCCCACCTCGATAGGTAAAGGCTCAAAATAGCTCACGTAGGATAACCCTGTGAGAACTTTAAAGCAGTCAGTCTCAAGGATAATCTTTCCGTCTTTTACAATCTCACTTCCGACCTGCGCCTTAATATGCGCCCCGTCTGCAAAAATGTCCGGCTTCTTGCCCTCAAGATGTTCAAGCCCTGAAATTTCCTTAACGGAAATCCCCCAGGTGCCACCTTTATGTTCATTTGTATTGAAGGACTTTTCGATTCTTGCTTTTACCGCAGTTGGACTTAAAAAATCAGTTATTAACGCATGACCCAAAATCTCACCACTAAGTGAAGTCGCCCTGATACTTCTTCCTATATGTTCATGTTTAAAAATATCATCAGATGCTACAAAAGCGCCTATGGTATTATTTATTTCAAGTTTAATGCCTTCAGTCAGCTTATACGCATCAAACTGCAGCGCGCTGCGTAAATACCAACAATCCTGCTGATTCTCTGGCGTCACCATATTGCGCATCCGCTCAATGTACCTGACTGTTTCGCCCTCAATCTCACGGCGCACAATCAAATACACCTCATCGTAAGCATCATCATAAGAAGGTACGATTGCGATATCCTCAATCACAACATCGGACTCATCCTCCCACAATGACCATGCGTTAACCTGTTGGTCTTGCTCAATCGTTGCAAGCGCCATCTTTCCGTCGTGTCTGAGCAAGTATAAAATGCTGTCTGTGTTTCTCTGCACCTCTTGAGTCTTTATGCCGGATTCCATTAAATGCTCTGAAAACACAGATATATCAACGGCTTTGTAAGTCCCGATGCTGTCTTCATACTGTATCTGCCTGAGCTTACGCGCTCCTCTTTGTATGAAGTTCACAAAAGACCCGATGAATGAAGGTTTAACATGCTCAGACCCCCAACTCGTTCTTTGCTTTGCACTATGGTCAACCTGAGTAATCGCTAAATCCCCTGTACCTTTAACAAGAAACTCTCCTCCAAAAGTACCTACAACAAGCACATCAGTGCCCATAATCCACTTTATTTCAGAACTGTCACTCGTTGCGTTGTTACCCAGAGTGATTCTAACCGCTCCGTCATCCTCATTATTTACAGGAGGCGTAAACACTTCATACGCAAAGAACTTCGAGCCGTCAAGTGTTCTTGGGTTATTCGGTGTTCTTCCATACCACAAACGTCCGTCAAGTAGTCCTATCGCCGAAGGATAACCGCGAACATCAGACCACGCACCCTCAAACCAATCGCGCGTAGCCGCACCGGAACTCAAAGGTGATTGTACTTGAGCAGTTGCAGTTCTCGGGCCTGTTACTGCTGTTATCTTCACAAAGCCTTGAACGTCTTTGCCGTTCTGAACTGTTGTGCCTCCCAGTCTCCAATTTGCCCCAACGTGCCCTGCTTTAAACAAGTCAGCAGAAGCGGTAAGTGTTACTTGTCCTGTAGTTCCGCTTGATGCTACTGTTGTTGTAGTCAAATTCAAATCAAGATACGGTGTTTCTTTAAACTCAACGTTTCTAAATTCCCAATCATTATAACCTTTACGTATAAGTTCTTTGGGCTTGTTGTTGTTATTCTCCTCATTATCTGCAAGATATGTGAATTTTAAAATGTCATCAATCTGCACCTGAAAGATAGTGTCTAGTTGCTTTTCCGTAAAATCGTTTTCAATCTCATATACTTCGCCGTCTTTATCAAGCACTTGACCGCCGTTATGAATAAATCTGAAATAACCCGCTCCGCACTCAATTACAAATACGTCGCTTGCAGAAAATCCAAACTTTAAAAGAACTGCCTTACCGTTCCCTTTTGTAGATTTTATAAATTCTGTGCCGGGTAATCTTGAAAAACAACCGTAAGGGCGTATATATCCGTTTCTGGCACTCTTACAGCAGTACTTGTATTGCTCCATATCAAGTCTACCGACCATTAACGGGCTTACTTCACCTCTTGAAAATGCGGGATAGTAGTCAGCTACTCTTGCCATTAACCCCTCCCGTACATTGAATTAACCCACTCGTCAGCAATGATGCTGTCTTGAGAGCCTTCTCTGGCATTTTCTGTTAGCGCCGCAGGTAAATACTGCCCATTATACAGCTCAAGTAAGCCCATGGTCTTACTGTCAGAGTTTGTAATATCGTAGCAAATATCAGCCGCAAGTTTACAGGCAAGAGCCTCCACAAACTTAATAGGGAATTTGGTGGTGTCTTTCATAAAGTACACATACTCAATTCCAAGCTCTGTAGTAGATGCTGCAAGGAAATTCCCGCGACGTTTAATGTACGCGCTGTTGTTACTGTATGCTGTTATTTTCACAACGTCCGAAGGTAGTTGAAAAAATGACAATACACCGTGAGCTGACCAAGCCCCCTGCCTGTCTACCCTGTTTAACATTTTTGATTCGGTTGCAAAACCCCAAGCAGCTTCTGATAAAACAGATTTAAGTGTATCATCCCACATATTCGCTATTGATTTAGCTTCAAGCGAATTGTCTCCGATACTGTTTATTTTTTTAGCCCCCAAAAGCGCTAATGCTCTGTTTGCTATCTTTACCTGACTCAAATTTCTCTCCGTTCTTTAAATTCTTAAAAGAAAAATGGGCAAGCAAGCTATGCTTGCCCATCAAGGTAGACTCATAAAATTTACTGTTGTTCTGTAATGTCGATTATAGTTGTCACCGGTACAACAACAACGCTCTCATCACACTCAACCTCAACAACTTTCTCCTCTTCAAGACGACCTGCACCGCCCTGCATTGCGTAGTAAAGTTGTCTGTCATAGCTCAAGTCTGTTCTGTCGTCTACTCTCAAAAACAGCTCTTCAAGGTCTGCATAGCAAAGACCTGTCTTGTGGAAAGCGTAGTACTTCGCCACATTACCTGTTTTCGAGATAATGCCGTCAGGCAAGAATACGAACTTGAAGCCCAAGAAAGTATCAATCTCGCCGTTTACAAGGGCTTTAACGCTGTTGTAATCAGCCGACGTTACTTGAGTTGAGCCCAGTAGCTGTTCTTTCGCCACAGCAGAAGCAACAAAAGTTCTCTCAGACTCTGGTACTCCGTGTTGGTCAAGTAGTCTTGCCGCACGTCTCAGTTTTTCAACCGTTAGACCTGTGTTTGCGCCTGTTGCCGCTCCGTTCTGGAAATTAGCTGCAATTCTTCTTTCAGCAGGTAGCGGCACATCTGTAGCACCTTCCTCGCCTCTTTTTGCAACTGCACCAAGAGCATTGTAGATAATGGTATCCATCTGAATACCAAGAGCGGACCTCACGCAGATACTTGACTGGTCAAGCGGGTTTGAAAGATTCTGCATCTGAAAGGCTCTGCCCATCAGTCTTGCGTCTTCGTATTCCGCAATGTCAATCCTTGTACGTCTTACGTTCGGGTCGTTGACTGGCGTAGATACGCCTGTTCTTCCTTCGCTGCTTGGCGTTGTGTGCGAGCCTTTGCGCTGCATCTTCCAGATACCTATCTGGTCTTGGTAAAATGTTTTACCTGTAAAATCCTTTTTGACAAATACCTTGTCGTAAAGCATAGAGCTTTCTTGACGGGCTAAGGGTAACAGTTGCCCCGAATAGGCTTTTACCCTGTTGTCATTTTGTGTACTCACAAAACCTTGTGACATAGTTTTCCTCCTAACTAAATTTCTAACTACTAACTTTTGTCTGTTCTGTTTGCAGTTGTCCTCTAGTAGAGGGCTGCCAATTAAATTGGCGGGGTCTTGTGAAAGATTATCCCTGTGTCTCTGTTGTTACGCGCCTAAACTCATTTCAATCAGCGACTGATAGTGTTTAACCGCTTCTGCGTGTTCTTCTGGTGAAACAAAAGAAACATTGTTTTGCTGACAGTGCTTGTAATCGTTTCTACGATTCTTCGTACCTGCCCAGTATGTATGGTTCGGGTCGTTGTTTATCTTGTCGATTTCTGCCTTAGCCTGTGCGGGGGTGAGTGTGAAATTACCGTCACCTTGTCCGCTAAACCCGTCAAAACCGCCCTCAGATATTGAAGACCCGACCTTGTGTAAGAATTTTATAAAATGTGCGTTGTTTCCAAGCTCTGTCTGAATATTCTTCATTTGCTCGTCTGATTCGCAAAGCTTACCCAGGACACCTTTAGCAATAGCCCAGTTCTTCTCTGCAGCCATACCCCACTCTTTATTTAGACCGGCAGTGACTTCCTTACCTTTTTCCGTAATTGCATCTTGCTTCGCTTGTTCATACGCTACAATACCGTCTTTGTGCATCTGCATAAAGTCCTGAGCTGCCGCGTTTGAAAGATTGTGTTTGTGTGCTTTCTCCGTAAAACCTTTAAGCTCTTCCGCCTTAAACTCAACACCCTCAACTTTAATGTCATATTTGTCGGCACTTTCAGGTACATCAAGAACTTTTCGTATCCCATCCCACGCCACAGTGTCATTCTCGTCTTTTGGTATAGCAACTTTATCAGTGCCAATAAGCTTCTGTAGCTCGCAGTAGCTCTTTGCAAGTCCGTTTACACCGCTTTGACTAAACTTCTGTATCGACGGATTGTTTCTAAAGTCTGCATCCAAGCTGTCCATCCAAGAACCTGTCTGCTGTTGCTGTTGTTGGCTTCCACCCTCGGCGCTACCTTGCTCTTGACCTGACGGTCCGCCGTTATCACCTGTACCTTGCGAATCACTTTGCTGACCGCCCTCTTGTCCTGCATTAAATTCTTCGTTACTCATCTCTAAAATTCCCCTTCCCGATTTCTAATAAATTCTTTTACTGCCATATCAGGGTCTATGTCATCCCTTTGCAGTGTTTTTATAAGTAAAATTACATCTCTCTTACCCTGTCCGTAGCATATCTCTTGAGCATCTCCACCGTCAGACGGTCTGTTGTAACCGCAATACCACTCAAGAAACGCCATAAACTTCGGGTACTTTTCTTCAATCTCACGCGCATTGCGCATCACAACCGACACATCGTCCACGTTTGCATATTCAAAATTTGCTCTAATTTTCTTCTTAAGCAACTCTCTGATTCCCCGCTGCATCAGCTCTTTGAGCTGTCTCGTACATATCAAGACCCTGCTGCATAGCGCCCATCTGCGCCTGGGCCTGCTGTGCTTCTTCTCTCATCGTTCTTAACTGCTGTACCACAATGTCAGAATTGAGAACGTCTACATCAATCCCTCTCATGCTGATAATCTCGTCAACTGCCTTGTCACCGTCAATTTTATCAAGTACTTCTGGTTTAAACTGCGCTATCTGCGCTATCTCGCCAATTCCGCTCAACAAATTTTGTATCTCGCCCATTTTCTGAGCATTCATCAATCTGCCCACAAATTTCACGCTAAAGTCAGGGTCTTCCTGCATAACATCAGGTATAGGCGGCAAGTACCCGTTTTCAAACAGGCTTATAACAGTACCCTCAATTGTCGGCGTTAAATCCTCAGCGTAATATCTGCTTACCGCAGGGCCTATGACAATCATTGCCTCGTCAATTCTCTGCTGCACTTCCGGTACCGTCATCTGTTTTGTCACGTTTGACAGAGCCGCAAAGACATCGGAGAACATAAACTCGCTTATCTGCGCTCTGCACATCTCAAGATTATTTAGTGCTATTTGTTGATTCCCGCCTGACGTGAAGCGCATAATATCTTCAGCAGGGCTCATTTTCTTTCTGTCGTAAAACGTCACACCTTTAGGATTAAGGTTTAGTCTGCTGCCTAAAAACGCATCGTGCGGCAATAACGTATGCGGTGAAACATCCATCATATCAGATGTTAACATCGTTTCACGTATCTTATTCGCAAGTCTTGTTGTCGGTAATGCTATCATAGCAGGTGAATACCCGTAAGATACGCCTGAGCGCTTATAAAATCTATGAACAGAGCAAGGCATACGATTATATCCTGTTTCAAGCATCACATTGCCCGTTTTTACCTCTACCCACGCGGCTTTTAAAGGCATATTTTTATTGTCAATCTTCTCAGGGTCACGCTCCAAGTTCGGGCCTATGTAGTACACATATTCGTGCTTCTTCTCTTCATTTCTTGCTGTAGCATAGCTCTGTCTAATCTCATCGGACACCTTCGAGCCGAACTTACTGAAAGCCTGTACCGCTGTGTAGTCAAAGCTAAAATAAATCTCGTAAGGTCTTCCGTTATGGTCGTCCACAATGTATATTGCCTTAATCGGGATGTTTATAAACCTGATACCGTCAAGCGGGTCAAATTCTCTCATAAATGCACTCGTACCATACACTGGCGAACTTCTGTGATTTATATGCCTCTGGTCGTAAAAGTTCGAGCGTGAAAGCCTGTAGAAAAGCTCGTCTGTTGTGTCTTGAAAGAATTTCTTAACCTCTTTAAACTCGTTTAATCTCGGGTTTGGATGTTCTAATGCACACCATCTTTGAGTCTCTGGTGTAAGATAAGCGCTCAAACCCGCTGCAATAACATCCGCCGCTCTTATTCCCGGTGCTTCATAAAGTACGTTTAACTGCGCTCCGGGTGTCTTTGCTTGCACAATGTTGTCAGCTGTAATGTCAAAAAATCTTCTCAGCTCTTCATAATAGCTATCAAAAACTTGTCTGCCTGACTTTACGCTCTTGTAATTCTTTACTATTCCTGCACCCAGACTCAACCTACACCCCCAACAATGCTGTTTTGCCTGTAGTAACCGTACTTGTGTTGCCCAATGCGCTTGTCTGTTGTGTCTGCGTCATCTGTTGCAAACGTGCTCTGTTCTGAGCCTGTGCATTTTGCTGCGCTATTCTTTTCTCCTCTTCTGCGTCGTATGTAGGCGTTGCTGTATTTTGACCTTTTTGAGCACCTTTCATAGCCAGAGCTGTAGCACCCGCGCCAAGACCGGCAACACCTACTAAAGCCGTACCGCCGACTGTTGCCGCTGCTCCGCCTGTCAATGCTCCTGCTGTTATAGCTCCACCTATACCCGCTAAAATGCTCATTACAGCCATCTAAACACTCCCCACATACTTAACAACAACGTCCTCACTGTACCCGAAGCGTTTCAAACACTTCAAAACAGTCTGGTCATTGTATCCGATGTTACTTGCAATCCTTACAGACACTGCACCCTCAACTTGCGCGACCTCCTCAAGATGGTCTACAAGCTCCTTAAAGAGCCTCAAAGAGCCTCTGTACTCAGGGTGGATGTACATAAACACTTCCTGCACACTCTTATACCCTCTGAAATCATGCATAACAACGTATGCAATAACGCCCTTATCCCCCTCAAGAGTGTGGTATCTCAAAACCCCCTGTGTATGTAATGCTAGAACCATCTCATACACATACTCTTCACCACCTACGGGATTGAAGCAGTTAAGTTCTTTTTGAGCCTGTGTTATCCAGTATTTAATTTTCTCTCTGATTCCTTGCATATCTATCCTCAACCGAATAAATTAACTTCAGGGTACGCACTTAAACTCCCGTTTGAATACGCCTCAAAGTTAATCTGTGTAATGTTGTGCGGAGCCTCCGCAATCTGCTCAACCATCGCAAGAGCATCCACAACGTCTATATACTGGCTCTTTATCGCGTCTTTTGTAACCCCTGCAAGCTCACTCTTAAGCTCGGGCAACCATTCAGCCTCATCAGGGAAATAGATACTGTGAGCTTTAAACCTCGGCTGCAACATCTTTATGCGCTCAAGTTTCGTGCCGACTTTGCCGTGTTCAAGCGGTTCAACGTTAAAGAACACATTTCTTTTTTTCATCTCTTTGGTTAGAAACGGCCCTATTACCTGCTGATAATGACCTTTCTCAATATGAAAATCTCTTAAGTTCCACTTCTTCACTACTTCAAAAATAACATCCATCATCTGCGCTGAATCCCAACGACCGTAGCGAACGTCTAAAATGAACCAATTGTTATTAGAATCAACACCCACAATATCAACAGCGCGTAAGCAAGAAGTGCCTTTAGTCGATGATGCCGGGTCAAGTACCGCGTAAACATTACACACGCCAGCCAACTCGTCAACACGACTCGGAGAATAGTATCTATAGTCTTTTTCATTGAAAATTCTTGTTTCCTCACTCACAGCAACACACATCATCTCAGAGTAGAAAATGTCAAGCTTTCCAAGAGCCGCGTAGTCTGCCTTTTGCTTCTCAATCTCTTCAACCGTATTCTTACTTGGCCAAGTGCTTACACCATCTTGCATAGCGGGAATCCGCATAGCTTCAAAGCCAAGATGCTCTGCTTTTGTTATAACCCGCTCAATGACACAGTTCTCACCAAGATTGTTTCCTATCAAGAATATTCTTGAGTTCTTCCCGAGAAATTTCACGTCTGATAAAAACCAGTTCCAGTCATTCTCAACCGCTATTCCGCGCACGTCTTCGCTGTCTTGAATATCGTCAAGGATGATAACATCAGGTCTTCTGTCCATATGGTTAAGTCCGCGAATAGCTGAACCCTTACCAAACGCCTGTATACGCACGTTTATGATTTCACCTTCACGATTTTTGACATCAACCGAAAAAGCGTTTTTGTTCTCTTCGACAATCCCGACAAGGTTATGACGCAATGCAGGATTGCTTTTGTACTCTGCGATAAGCTCTGAAAGCTTGTCAGAGGCTAAAGTCTTGTTCTGTTTAATGATTACAATGTAAGTACGGTCTTTATGTGGATAGGCAAGGCAATGTAGCGGGAATGAACGCAGCGCATACGCTGACTTTGCACTCTCTCTAAACATTTCAATTGCCATATGACTTTTACCGTGCAGGAGCAAGTCTGAAAGCTCGTGGTGATACGGCGCAGGTGCGCACTCTTTGTCAGGGTCGTTCACCAGTACAACGTGCCTAAAGTCCACGAGTGAACTCTCAAGACGCTTTGCAATCTCAGGTGTTATGTTAACCGCCATTCAGACCTGCTACTTTCTTTTCCAGTTGCTCTCCGAACAGGTCAAACCCGCCTTCAACTTGTAGCTTGTCTGTTAAATGCCCTGCAAGCTTGAGTTTTAATTCTTCTGCTTTGTTAAATGCAGAGATATCAGGGTCATTCTCTACTCTTGTGCATCCCCATTTTCCTTTTACAATCTTTTTTTTGTTTAAAGCCTCGTCTTGGGCCGTACAGAGGGCATGGAATGAATCTATTTTGGTGTAGTTGATTTTACTAGTTAAGTCTTGCTTGAGTTCTTCGTTGTACTCCTTGATTCTTAGGGTAATTTTAGGGTTTTTAAAGAACCTGCAAATCTCAACTGCGAGGGTTTCTTTACTCATGTTTTCAGTATTGTATGCAAAGCAGTAAGCTTCTTTTTTTAATCGGCCATTTTTAAAATACCTTTCCAAACAAAGTTCTTGTTTTGGTGTTAAAGTTTTAACTTTTTTCATAATGGGAGTTATAAACTTTTTTAAAAAAACATTCAAGTTATTCAAAAGATGTGTTTACAGGTTTAAAACTATTGTTGTTATTGTATTTTTTTGGCCTTAAAAATTAATTTAAAAACTATTAAAAAGGTGTGGCTATGTTCGGAAATCTGCTCACAAGGTTTTTAATCATCTGGTTAAACTCAAACCGATGCGGGGGCATATACCTCTTTACGTTATCGTAGTGTGTTTTTGCCATTTCCTCTGTCCAGTCTGCGTACGGGTCGTTGTCTTTACCGGATTCACGCGCTTGAAATTGCTCATACGCTTGCTTGTCGTGCTCTTCTTGTGCTTCTTTTTTTTGCGCGGTTTGCTCTTTATCTTGCTTTAATTTCTCAAGAACCGCAGTATAATTGTTTTTTAAAACCGCCGCGAGATAACTTCCTTTGTTGTCAGGCTTTTTACTTTCAACAAACTCTACAAGTAAGCTTAAGTCTTCATTTTCAATCAGATTCACAAGTCCTTCAAAAACTCCCCAACTTCTCACTTTGTCGAAAACCCCAATTTTACATGAAGAAGATTTATCTTCTTCATTACTCTCTGTTCCTATTATCTGTTCCCCTTCGTTTTTTTGGATGTTTTCCTGCTCTCTGTCTATCTTTCCAGAGTTTTTCTCAGGTATCATTTTGAGACCTATTTGGGTATCATTTTGAGACTTTACATTCTCAACAGGTATCATTTTGAGACCTATTTGGGTATCATCAACAAGTATCGCCGAAGTGATTATATAGCTTGATTTTTTCCCCGTTTTTATACGTTGGATATATCCGCGCTCACAAAGTTTTTTAATTCCACGAAAAACTGTCGCCCGACCTATATCAAGATTTTTCTCAATCGTCTCAATTTTTGGATTTATCAAGCGCCGCTGCGCGTTGTAAAATGTCGTCAGGTACAAAAACAAAAGCGCCTCCGCCGCCGTCAGACTGTAATGTTTAAGATTTGTTAAAATGTAATTCGTCAGCTCAAACCCGCTGAAATCCTTTTGTAACCACGCTTTTTCCATTATTCTTCTCTCCGTTAAAATTGCCCCGAAATCGTTTGACAATTGAGGTTAGAGCTAGTATAATGACCTTATTAAATCCTTTGAGCTACTACTCATCGGAGAAAATTAAGGCTTTTGACTGACCTCAAAAGTCTTTTATTTTTTAAATTTCTATTCCTCAAAATAACAGGTCATGCTATACTTTGTCAAGACAGGTTATTAACATTCAATGAATTTACATTAACGGTTAATGAAGGTAATTAAGGGGTAAAAATATGTCTGAAAAAAGTATGAAAATAGCTGATTTTGCTGAACTCATCGGGTGTACCCCGAAAACAATTTACCTACTGATTGAGAAAGAGGAGTTAATAACTGGTAAAGATAGGTTAAACGGTCGGGAAATTACTGTTATAATTAGTAATGACGAGCAAATAGAAGACCTTCAAAAAAGATATGGTAAATTACCAGTTATTAACAGTGACTATGAAGATATATTAACAGTTAATGTAAATGGAGAACAAGTTAATAACCTTCAAAGCCAACAATCGCAAGAAAGTTTAACCACAGTAATTGAAAGGTTAATAACCAGTAATGAACAGGTTAATAACCAGTTAAAAACAGTTTATGAAGAGTTAGCAGTCGAAAGGTCAAAAAAACTTTTGCTCGAAGATAAAGCAGGCCGCGAAGGCTTGTATATCAAAGAAATCAACGAGTTAAAAACAGTTAATGAAGGGTTGATGAAGGTTAATAACAATTCAAAACAATGGTTCATAATAAGCTTATCAATAGTAGTTATTTTCTTTGTCATAGTGCTTTCTGTGGTGGTTATTAACCTTCATCAACCTTCAATAATCCCCACCGAAGAGCCGACCATAATCGAGCAACCTGCACCGGTTCAACCTCAAAAGAAAAAATAAACACCAAAAAAAGCCCGACGTTTATTGCTGCCGGGCAAATAGCCTTGTAAAGCAATTATTTTACGCTTGTGCCTTCAACCCCGCGCTTTTTTGTTCTTTCGTTTCAGGCTCTTCTAAAATATTTTGGATATTATCCAAAATAAATAACCGCGCATCAGTGCTCTTTGTGGCAGAGTCAAAGAGCTCAGCTCTAATAAGGTCAAGCATAGCCTGTTGTTCGCTGAGCCTCCCCTCCGCATCCGCAAGCTTCTGTTTCGCCTCTGTCCCCAGGTCAAAGTTAAATAATCCCTTCGAGGCACTTGCTGCAAACTTCCTAAGCTGTCCTGCCGTGCACACAAGCTTACAATCGTCGGAGATACTTACATCCTCGATTTTCTCAGCTATAATACACTTCCCTCTTTCTTCTTTTTGTTTTGTCATGGTCTGTTTTCTCCTTTCTCAAATAATAATCTTCTTACTCCTTTTCTTCTATGAAATAATCTGGTTTGGGAAATCTACTGCTAAACTCAATCTCTTTGTCTTTGGCTTCGTTTTCGGCTTTTAAATCATCTATCAATCGCTGTATATCATTAATTTTTTGTCCCGAGATATCTTCAAGTATTTTAATATATTTCTCGCACTCCGCCTCTTTGGTTTGGAGTTGCTGTTCTGCTTTCACTTTTTGCTTGTAGTAGCAGTTGAGCTGTCTGAGCATTTTTCTGCAAAATAACAATCATTATGCTGCCAAGAAAGGTGACAAAATCCTTTGTCAGGGGTATCATCATTATTATAAAACTCACACCCTGTGGTATCTATTTCATTTTTCGACATCATCTTGCTCCTCGTATTTTTTTGCACCATCTTCGATAAATGCATGTGAACTTCTGTCATAAAAGGCGGCTTTATAAAAAATACTCGCTCTTATCATTCCGTTTGCATCAACAACATTAGACCAGTAATGAGGATTCCCTTTAGAAGGTTTTATGCTCCAGCCTTCAGGTAAAAGTACGTCATAAAAAATATCGTTGCCCTTATCCTCAAACTTTACGCCCCACTCTTTTTCAAGGTCTGCGTGTGATTTTGGACTATGCATTATATTTTTAGGGAACCAACACTCTTCCCTTAATTGCACATTTCCTAATTCTTCTTGTGTCTCAATTCCTCCAGGCGTCATTGCCACGCTGGCATTCTGCATATCTCCACTTAACATCGTCACTAAAGCGGCTGGGTTGAAATTTCCTTTTGTCATGTTACTCTCCTTTTCCTTCACTTCTCATTGTTTAGTTCCTTTATCTATTTGCTTTATAAAACGCTTGTGCAAAGCCTTGAGGGGTCATTGCGCGTCGGGCGGCTTGCAATTTACCGTCAGGCGGTCTATAGCCGCTTGGTAGTTGCGGCAAATCCCGATTGTTTATTGCAAGTTTTTGTAAAATATCTTCCGGGATTATAACCGGATTCTTTTTAGGCATATTGTAATACCCCCATAAATCCGTCTTTTTTGTGTGATAATCGCCATA